CACATATTCGACTACGTCTGGCTGGTTACCTCTAACCGGCTTCAGCGAACTGCTGCAACTCTCGTCATAGGGTCAACGTATGAGATCCTATGGTACGCTTTCATTCATTAGGTTTGTGAGTAGGTAAGTGTACGGGCCCGTTTCCCAACCCGTCTTTCTCCTAAGGGACTAAACCATGCCTGTTACCAAGCATGATAACCCCTCTTCAACCGTAAGGTCGTAGGAGACAGTGAGTGCGGGCACTCAGCATCTACTTGTGGAAACCGAGGAGACTCTTATGATGGATCAACGCCACGACCCAGTGGCCCTGTCCCCCTCTCGAGGGCGTCAATGCGTTCAGGTTCCGGATCTACCTCTATCTAAGCAGAGCAACTTAAGCAATGCTATCATAGAAGAGGTAGACTTGTACCACAACGGCACAAATTAACCGCACCCTAGACACGGGATGGGCAGACTAACCATCATAAGAAGAAACCGAGGACTTCACTCACACTTGCGTGCTTTCGATACTAAATGCGACGCGAGCTCACTGCTCCGCTACTTTATCGCATAAGACCTAGAGGTTTCGCCAACCTCACAAACCATCGGCAGAAAACGAACCAATCATCGGTTCAACACATGAGCGCCTGGAGCGTCACAGAAGACACGCCTCCACCTAAACGAGGCAAACATCCCCCCCGCGGCATTGCAAGCGTCCGTCGACGCTTGCGGCCAGTTCTAAAGCATATGTTGCTTGAGGGCCCACTTATCACCCGCCAGCCTAGCACGATGAAGTGCATACTGGTCGAAGGTGGGGCCGCCCTCAAGAGCATCTCCGGTTACTTCCTGATACGTCGGCAACCTTTCAATATTTCTAAAGAAAGGGCGGGTTTTCACCCGTGTGGGACGTGGGAGGAAGTAAAGCTTTTTCTCATCGGCAAGAGGATCGCGGGTAAGCCGTGATCCGAACCTCTTGTGGACATTGTGCTCGATGAAAGAAACGGAGCTCCAATCTAAAGGCCCGCGCGAAAGCCGGGCTAAGTAGGAAAGGAGCGATCCGTTCTTCTTGAAAGATCGACACAATGACCATTTCCATGAGGTCATCTCCCTGACAGTACTCAGCTTATCCTCTCGTGTCAGCAGACTCTCAGCTATGTGCTCAGTGACAACGTTGTCAAGCACAAAGTTATGGAAAGTCGGCGGACGTGGGAGGCAGGTACTGTGTGAGAACTGGTCGCGAAGAGCGACCCGTTGCAGCCGTAGGACGTTGGCAACGCGCCATGCCAGGCGGCCGGAGAAACCAAGCTCACGCAAGGTTAATCCGGTCCTGACAATGGAGACGCGATGCCAGCTAAAGAATTCTCTAGCTGCAGCGTAACGATACTGGCCAAGGCCAGTACAGAAAGTTCTCATGTTGGCGGCGATGGAGTTGATGAAATCGGCCGAACGCAGCAGACCAAAGCGGGCAGTAGGGACCACATGTAAGTGCAATCCCCGCCACCGCAGCAATGTGCTGTTCAAGGAACCGAAATCATCCGCGAAGCTGGTCTTCGTTCTCTCCACCTCCAATCCAACCCGTTGGACCACCGAGACCCACGAGGTGTAAAATCGTGGGTCGGGCGTCTGGAAGAGTATGTCGTCACCATTAATGATTACAGGCAGATCGCGGGGCAAGAACCTCTGAAACCCATCAGGGCAGAAGTTTCGCATAGCCCAGCGAAATGCTATGTAATTCTGGATACACAGAAGGGGAAAGCTCAACAAGCTACCCAT